CCGTCCGTCAGCGCGTACGGCCCGAGGATCTTCCCGTTGTACGATCCCACGGAGTCGAGGTAGGTGAAGCCGCTAGTGGAGTGATACCACGATCGCGTACTGGCGACGTTCGCAACACTGTCGTACAGATCAGGATTGGAGAGCGTCCGGAGCGAAAGGAACTTGAGAAGATCGGTCGCGTTGACGACGAGATCCGAGTTCAGTTGATCTTGCGTCCGGATCTCCACGGAGTCGATGACTCCTTGAAAGATTCCGTAGGTGACGCCGCTCCACGTTGCGCGCACTCGGATCGGGAGACGAGTCCGGATTCGATAGTTCGTGCCGTTCAGAGCCCCGTTCCAGAAGTAGCCGTTTCGGTTGTCGAAAGTGATTCCCAGAACGGACGCTTCGATACGATCGAGAAAGTGTTGACGGCCGCCATGAGTAGAGAAGTCTCGGACGTAGAGAGTCACGTCCGTCCAGATTTGAGAGAGCGAGCGTATGTCCGTCGTTTCGAACGCGATCTCGACAGTGAGCGCCGGGATTGAGGCGACGAGAGGCATACTCATTATCTACCGGCCCATTGGCCGAAGAGGTTTCCGAGGCGTCGAGCGTCCTTCGTCATCTCCTTCCGGATCTTTGACGAAAGGGAGTCGATGAACTTTTCATTTTTGACTAGCGAGGCGACGATTGTCTCAATGTCGATTTCGATGTGGATCTCGGGATCACTGTCGTCTCCGACGTAGCCGGCCTGCCCTTTGTTCGTCATTAGCCGACGACCTTAATCGTCACGTATTTAGTAGACGTTTCTTTTCCGTTTTTATAAGTGCTTTTCATCACTCCGAGAGTTCTTCCGCCAGTATCCGAATCGACGCGATAAATACCGTTGTGAATTTGAGAAATGCTTCTTGCTCGAATGTTTTGATTGTCGTCACTGATTTGGTAATCCTTTAGATTTTTTTCTCCACCGATAAGCGACAGAAATTTATTCACGGCTTTCGGGCCGCCAGAATAAACCTGTCTTAGTTTTTTCATTGTGAGTCCGCCGTACGTCGATCCCGGAAGCGGAGTCGCTTCGGCCGCCGTGACGGCGAGTCCGAGTCCCAGCCCCTCGCCGAGTGTCGCTACTTTCGGAGCGTTCTTGAGTACGAGTCCCGTTAGTGTGGTCACTGCTCTAGGAATGATCGAAGGCTTCTTTGTCGGAGCGGTTCCGCCTTGTGCGATTGTGTTCGCGTTTAGCGCGGCGGTGTTCGCGGTCGTTGCGGCGAGTTGAGCGGCGGCCTTTCCGAAGCCGAAGAGGTTCGCGAGTCCCTGAACGCCTGCCTTGATCTTCGCGGCGATAGCGAGGCCGAACGCCGTCAGCGCGGAGTCCTTCGCGATCTCGGAAATGAGAGGGTGCTTCTTGAAGAACGCGATCGCTCCGATTGCCCAGTCCGCGAGATTCTTCGCCGTCGGCAGTAGCGCCTCACCGATACCGACGAGGATCGAACTACCGGCCCCCTTGAGTTCGGCGAGTTTCTGTTGCATCGTCTCCTGCGTCTTGTTGAAGCCGAGAACCTCGCCCTTCGCTCCGTTGATCGAGGTCGTCACGGCGTCTATGTTTCCAACAAACGTCTTGAAATGCTGGCCAGTGATCAGTAGTCGAGACGATGTTCCGGTGATTCCGCCGGTGAGAGTCTGGAATGCCTGCTCTTGTAGCGCCGTCTGTCCCGGGAGTTTCTTCCCGAGTAGGTCGCCGATTGTCTGGAGCGTCCCGTGGAGTCCAATGCGAGGATTGCGGATCATGTCCGAAACCTTTTGTCCGTTGAGTCCAATCATAGAGAGAACTTTTGCGCCTTCTTGAGTCGGCGAAATGAGCGCCGTCATCATGGCGCGCAGTGACTCGGCGGCTACGTCGGCCTTCATACCGGACGCCGTCATCGTCGAGAGAGCGGCAGTCGCTTCCGAGAGACTGATTCCCATGTTCGCCGCGATCGGGAGAACTTTCCCGAGAGCGCCAGAGAATTCGGGCAGTGTCGTCTTACCGAGAGAGACGGCCCGGATTAGTCCGCTCGTCACTCCGGTCGCCTTGTCCGCGCCGAGGCCGTAGTTCGTGAGAGCAGTCGTCAGTCCGTCCGCTACGACCATCATGTCTGCGCCGCCGACGGCCGCTCCTTCGGCCGCGGCCTTTAGAACTTTCAGCCCTTCCGATCCGTGGAAGCCGGCCGATCCGATGTAGTACATACCGTCGGCGAGTTCTTTCGGCGTCTTCCCGACTTGGCCGCCTAGTTCGAGGATCCCGTCGTGGATCATCTTTATGTTCTTCTGTGCTTCGCCGGCTCCAGTGACGAGTCGAGTCATGGATCCCTCGAAGTCGGTCGCCATTTTTACGGAGACGGCCGCGAGAGCGACGCCGCCGGCGATGATCCCCGAGGCGACCTTCTGTCCGACGTGTCCGAGTCGAGCGCTCGTCGAGGCTCCAGCGTCTTCGAGTTTCTTTAGTCCGCCGACTGCTTGAGCGGTACCGGCGTTGAACTTCTTCGCGTCCGCGATCAGTTCTACGATTACTGGAGGAAGAAAGGAGCCGGCCACTTACCTATTGTAGAGCGCGTTTCCAGATCTCGCGATAGATAGCCGGGAGTTTCCCCTTCGCCGCCTCGTATCCCGGTTGGAGAAACGGGAACTTGTTGCCAGTCTTCCAGTTCGGATTCCCGAGTTCGACGGCGCGACCGTACTCGGACTTCGGCCCGGTGGTCGAGGCCCACGTCCCCGGAGTCACTCTCGTCGCCTCAACCTGAATCGACTTCCAGAGAGCGCCAGTCCGGTTCGTCGGCTTCCCGGGAGTCGGAGCGAAGTCATGAGTGACGCCCTTGATCGTCTTCGAGCCCTTCGACAGATAGCGCGCCTCGCCCCTCACCTTCGAGCCCTTCGGCCGGCCGCGGAACTGCTCTCGCGCTCCGCGCTGGATAGCGGCTCCACCCTGAAGAACGACTTGTTGAGACGCTCGATCGACGAGCGCGAGTTTCTGTTTGAACGCGGCCTCAACGTCGGCGACGCCTCTAACTATTATCCGAAAGTTCCCGGCCACTGGACTCCATTTCGTTATGAATCGCGACGAGCCACTCGACGACGCCGATCGGTTCATCTAGGTACTCATTATGACTCATAGGGAAGAGTTTCCGATAGGCGTACTCGATCCAGAGATTGCGGAGATCCGCGTCTACCGTCACGTCAGTCGCTCCGGAGAGAGCGGCGCGGAGTCTATTTAGACGGCGGTATCCGCTTTTGGGTCGACGGCTCCGTCCGGGCCGAACTCGGGTACGTCGTTGTAGATCGACGCGCACTTCGCCGCGAGGATCTCGAACGTGCCGCGAGGAAGATCCAGAGCGCTCTCCACTGTCGGTAGTGTGTCCGATAGCGACCACGATCGAACGAGGCCGGCCACTAGAACGGCTTGATACTCGTCGAGAGCATCGCGCTCGTCACTGGTCAGTCGAGCGATCGCCTTCCCCCATGTCGTCGGATCGTCGTCGAGGTAGCCGTACTCCACGATCAGCGCGGCCGAGGCGGCGGCGTTGAGGTAGGCGCGGTCGATCTGGCGAGCGACTCGTTGAGTGATTTCGTCGCGGCCGTAGAGCGTCGCGACTTGATCGTTTGGCAGAGTGACGTGTGGCATGGAGATCCTTCCGTAGTGTCCCACGGAAGTCTAACTCCTAGAAAGCAGTCGAGATTGAGTTTGTCGTGACGCTCTTGATCGGTGCGTAGCCAGTGCCGCCGGAGTCAGTGGTGTTAGCCTGCGCCTCGAACGAGACTTCGACCTGAACGTACGCCTTACCACGGGTGCGCTTCGGATCAGTGAACTGAACCTTCGTCATCGTCAGAGCGGTCGCGTAGTTGGTCACGGGATCCGTCAGAGTCAGCACCATAGGTTGCGCGTTGCGGTAGAGGCCGTACGCGCTGGAGCCGGTGGTGAAGAGGTCGCTCGTTGAGTCGACGATCGCCGTGAGTGATCCAGTGACGGAGATCGGGCCGGCGAAGTTGACGCGTGGAGTCTGCTGTCCCATTGTGAAGATCGGAGCGGCAGAACGCTCGATCTTGAGCGATCCTTCGGCGATGTAGGTGAGAGCGGATCCACCGATCGAGACACTCACGTCCCAGCCCGGTACGAACGGATTGGCTGGAGTGTACGACGCGCTTGGAGTGGATCCGAGAACGGTGTACCCGTTTCCGGTGAACTTAGCGGCCCATTCGACGGCGGCTTCTGCGCCGAAGGTGAGGTCGAGATTACTCATCTGCGCACCGAGGATCTGGAACGCGTTAGCGCCGTCGAAGTCCTGAATCGAGAAACTAGGCGGTTGCGAACCAACGGTGTTGCTGTTCAGCAGGGGAATCGTGTGAGTGTATGGAGCGGCCGATCCGGTGATTGTGTCGTTTCCACCGAGGATTCCACGGAGCAGAACGGCGAACGTGTCCGGGAATAGGTATCCCTTAGCGTCGTACTCATCGTGGCGAACGCCGGCGATGTGGTCGTAGACACTGACGGCCGATCCGCGTAGAGCCTCATCGCGGAGAAAGGTCTGCATCGGAGTCACCTGCGGAGAGGTGATCGGTAGCCACTTGAGCGCCGGAGATAGAACTCCACGGTTCGGAGTCCACGTCGAGCCGGAGTACGATCCTTCGAGTCCGAGTCCGAGGAATGAATTAGCGGTTAAGAAGGTAGCCATGATTTCCTAGTTGCTTTCTGCGGCCGGAGCCACGTCGTCGATCTTTTTCGTCTTCACTGGAGCGAAGAGCGAGGTATCGGGATTTGAGTCGAGTTCGTACGTCTCACCGGGTACGGCGAGAAGTGTCGATCCAGTGGAGAGATCAGTCGCGTCAACGAAGACGAGAGCGATGTCTCCGATGTATGTGAACTTCGCCATTTAGTTATGCTCCAGAATCTCGATTACCGACACTCGAACATTACTGTATACCTGTGTCGCAGTTCCAGCGCCGCGAAGAACTCTCGGGTAGTCGACCGAAACGTCAATGTCCGCCGATCCCGGGAAGTTCCCTTCGCCCCATTGGAAGACGACTCCCGGAGCGCCGGCCACTCGATCGGCGCGGATCGCGGCCGTCAGTGAGTCGATGAAGTCTTCGTTGTCGGACGCGGCGTCTTCGGCTTTGACGTGGAGCGATCGGAGATAGCAGTCCATTAGCACCGTGTATTCGACGGCCTTCCGACCGTCATGAAGTCCACCGAGAGCGATACGCGTTTCACTTTGAGACTGGAAGTAGAGGAAGACGATCACTCCGGACGAGTGTCCGGGATCCTCGTCGTCGAAGAACTCGTTCTCGGGAGTGAACTTCGGCGGAAATCGCTTGACGGTGACTAGGTGATCTATGTCGGCCGATTCGAGGTATGAGGCGATCGCCTCGCGTACGGTAGCGCGAGACACTAGGCACGTCCCCAGATCTGCTGAAAGTCGTCCAGAAGGTCGTAGGCCTGCGCCTCGTCGGCCATGCTCGTCACTGTCGAGCCACTGGCGGCGACGGGCTCTCCGATCTCATTGAGAACGAGTCCGCCTTGTCCGCGTTGCTTGATCATGGCGACGACGAAGTGAATGACGGCCTGCTTCACGGTCGCCGGGAGAGCGGAGACGTTGACGTTCCCGGCGTGATTGGAGACGAGGGGAGCGGAGAGAGGGAGCGTCGTTGAGGATCCGTTGTATGAGAGAGAGACGGTAATCGTCTCGTCGTTCATGCCGTCCCAGATCGTCATAATCGAGCCCGGGTAGATCCCCGTGGCCGACTTGACGGAGATCGACGTGGCTCCGGCCGTGACTGGAGCGGCGAGGAAAGTGTTCGAGAATCCAGCGACGTAGGCGTACTCGACGAACTGCTCGCGTCCGGTCGCCCACTGGCCGCCGGCGAGACTTAGGCTCCCGATCTGGATCCCCGTGGAGTACGTCGGAGTGACGAGAAACTGGAATCGCTCGATCCAGCAGTTCGATGAGGTGAGCGGTACGGAGTTGAGTCCGTCCCCCGGGCCGTATCCGATCGAGAAGGATCGGACTTCCATGATCGGCCACTGGTACGGCTGGATAATGATCTGCCCGGATCGGTTCGCCCGGTAGCGTCCCGTCTCCGTGATCTCCGTCGCGCATAGAGTTCCGAGAGCGCCGAAGACGTAGTTGTCGGCCTTGACTGACGCTCGAACGATGAGTTCAGAGAGAGCGCGCTCCTGAACGGCGCGAGATCCGTTCTCGATTAGATTCGTGAAGTCGATCCCTGACGCGGTCGCGCTGAACTTGACTTCGTCGATCGTGACGTAGGGGACGCGGTTGTTCTCGGCGAGATTGTACGAGGCGATTACCATGAGTTATTCCTCGTCGTCCGGGATCGTGTCTGTGGATCCGCACTTACATTTCGGGAACAGTCCGACGAAGCGACACTGTTGGCAGATGTATCCACGCGCATTTCTGAAAGTCACTCCGGCCACGGCGAAGTCTCCACTCTTTCTTAGGATCGACGCGGCGGCTCCGGAAACATGGAACGTGCCGTCTTTCGATCGAGGGACGACAGTCCCACCGACAGAAACTTCCTTCAGCCCTTTATCTGATCCGACGAGTCTCACGTCGACAGAATACAACAAAGTCCCGGCGCGAGGCTAATACCTCAACGCCGGGACTCGGTGTGCTAGTTGGACTAGGCGACGATGCCAGTCAGAGCGGCAGACCACGCTGGAGCGCGGAAGGCGAGCGTACCGTACTGGTAGGTCGACAAGTCGTATCCGAGTTGGATCTGCGGCCATTCGATTACGAGCATGTCCTGAACGTTGACGGCCTGAACGGTCGCGCCTACGCCACTGTCCGGGAACGGAAGGCTGGTCGAGTGGATCAGCGCGGTACCTGCTGGCAGGTATGGGTGCGCGATAACGTCGACCATTTTTCCGGTGCTTTCGTTCTGGACTGCGGTGATCACTGAACCGACGGTTGCGCCGTCGGAGCCGGTCGCGTAGTTCAAACGGTAGCCGTTCGCCGTACCTGACTGGAGAGCCTTAGCCAGTGCGCGACGGATCGCGGCAGTGGTGAGGATCACGTCGGGATCGGCCAAGACGTTGTTGAACAGAGTCGTGAACGCGTCTTGGAATTCCTTACCGGGTTCGCCAGTGTCGAGCGCGCCGTTGATCGCCTTGACGTAGCCAGAAGAGGCAGAGGTCAGAGTCGTGACGTAGCCGTCGTAGGCGTCGGCCGAGTACGAACCGTTGTCCGCGCTGGTCGACGGAGCAGTACCCGTGTACAAGACGAAGGTCGTCGGTGAGGCTCCGTTGGTCTTCGGCGTGAAGCCACGGTAGACGGCTCCGCCCGATGTGATCGTGACGTAGGTAGCGATACCGATCGTGCCGGCGTTCAGCGTTGGAACGGTCGTCAGATTGACGCCCTGTCCGGCGACGGCCGTGATTGAGCCGGCGGCCTTGCCCTGCCCTTCACCGTACGACGAGACGGGAGTCACAACAACAGTTGCGGCTCCGGCAGGAAGTCCGGTTCCGGTTGTACCGGAGTCCACGGCGGCGACTGGAGTACCAGTACCGAAGACGAGAGCGGTTGAGCGAGCATTCGCCATGTTGCGCTCTTCGCCGAGCATGTGAGCCCAGATAGCCGAGGTGTGCGACAACTGACGAAGGTCAGTGAAGCCCATGCCAGCGAACTGCGCCGTCATGTCCACGGAGTCAGAGACGCCCTGTTGCTTGAACGAAAGAACCTGACGATCGGCCGCGTATGCGATCTTCTTCGGACGGTTCAGAGTAGCCGCACCAAAGGTGTCGGATACGCCGGTCGCGAAGAAGGTGTTCATGTTGGCAACGCCGCCAGAGCCGGAGTTCGAGACGCCGAGAATGCGACGGAATTCGAAGGCCTGTCCGATTCCACCGATACGAGGAGTTGAGTTGCGAAGCGTGAAGTTCCGGGGAACGAGCATCGCCAGAGCAGGATCGAGGTCGTAGGGAACCATACCAGTCGCGCCGTATGGAACACTGCTCAACGGATTGGTCAGCGACCAGTCCTTCTGAACGTCGGCCACGCGGTCGAGAGCAGACGTAATGTCGGCAATCTGGTCAGCGTTGTAGGACTTCGACAGATCAGCGCGGAGTTCGGCGACGCGGTCTGCGGTCGTCGAGGTCTTTACGATTGACTGTCCGTTGAATGAGATAGCGCCGGAGCGAGCCTCAATGGCGGTGCGCTGGTGGCAGGCCGAGAGAGCGCTCTTGTACGCTTCGAAACGGTCGATTCGTTGTTCGGCCGGGAGTCCGCCAAACAGTTCGTCGATTTGAGGTGAGGCGAAAGCCATGATTATTTCTTCCTTTCGAGAAGTGAGTTAGTTTCGGGAGATCCGCTTCGCGTCGGCTTCGAGTTTCTCGGCCTTTTCGATGTAGCGGAACTTCATTGTTGGGTCTTCAACTTGAGAAGCGATTTGTCGCATGCGCGCCGCGTCGGCTTCGAGTCGTTCTGCGTCGGCAGACTTGAACGCCTGCGTTTGCGTTTGCCGGAGAGCAGGGCCGCCCGGCGTCGCCATGTTTCGAACGGCGTCGAGTTCAGCCTTTAGACTCTTGAGAGTCTCTTCCTGAACTTCTAGCGTCGCCTTCGTGGTAGCGATTTGGTCACTGACTCCGAGAGCCTTCAGGATCTCGTCGCGCAGTTCGTTCTTCATGTCGTCAGTCGCGTCCGATGAGCCGGCCGCCTTGATTAGATCGGCGGATACGCCTAGTCCGATGTATGCCATGTCTTCTTCGCTTTCATACGTTTCGTTTTCCATAGTGAAGGGCTTCGAGGTTTCACTCTCTTCGCTCTCGCCGTTCCACCAGCAGAGATACAACTCCAGCGCGCAGAGCAGTTCCTTTACGTCGCATACTTCGTCGTCTTCGCCGGAGAGCATCTCGTCGAGTTCGGCCTTCATGAGAGCGATCAGTCCAGCGCGAACGGACTGGAGTGTCGCCTCGTCGTGCTTGACTGCTTTCTGAACGTCGAGAGCGGCGAACCATGACTTCATTTCGCCAGTAGTGAGCGACTTCATCTCGTCGACGGGGAGAGTCTCCACGTCGCCGGGGAGATCACCGGGATCGACTACTGACTCATCGTCGGCCGGCTCGTCCATGACGATCGTCTTAATGTCTCGGTTGTCTACGTTTGTTGGATTACCGGGACGGTCGATTTCGAGAACCCAGTTGTCCGGACGGATTCCTGATCCCTCGCAGACGGCACAACGGTCGTCCATGACGCCGGGGTTGTCGGTGATCGTTCCGAGTCCATTACAGCCCGGGCAGGGGAGAACCTCGGGATAGCGCTCTTCACTGTCGCGAGCGCTTGGCTTCCGTTCCGTCTCCATAACGTCCGACTTTACGAGAGCGAGAGATCCGCCGTCAACTGCCTTAGCGATCTCGATACGGGCCGTCGGATTGGCCGGACGGTCGACAAGTGAGACTTCGACGATCTGTCCGTCGACGATTCGACCACCGGGAGCGGCGGCGTCTTTGACGACTCGCGCTCCTTTGATCCCGATCGAGTATCCCTTGAGAACGCCCTTCTCGACCTTCTTCTGCGTCGAGGCGTCGACGACTTCGGACTTGAGGAACCAGTCGGATCCGTCCGCTTCGAGTTCGAGTCCGATCCCGGCGGCGATTGACGAGTGTTGTTCGCGGACGTTGGCTCCAGTCTGGAACCATTCAGGCATAGCGCGCTTTAGCCAAGTTGGATCGCAGATCTGCTTGTCGAGATCGAGATCGGCTCCGGTCGCCTTGCCGAAGACAAACAGTTCGTCGTTTGGGCCGCGCTTCACGGTGAGGTCGCCTATGCCGACGTAAGTGAGATCTTGAGCCATGCGGATTATTCCTTTCGGTATGAACGTAGTCTGCCACGGATCGAGTGACTGGTCAACGCTACCTAGAGTGTAGAGCCTCGTCGATGAGTTCCGCGAGATTTCCGAACGTACAACCCGTGGAGACTGTCTCGCCGTTGTCGCCTTCTTCCTTCAGGATCGTCCGGCCGGAGATTCGGTTCACGGCCTCGACGTAGGCGATGACGCGCTTCTTCCCCTCGTCGGAGAGAGCGTCGAAGCGAGCCGGAGTCGAGAGAATGTTCGAGAGTTCAGCGTCGAACTCGACGGCCTTCGCGCAGGCGTAAGACGAAACGTCTTCACGGATCAGCGCGAGATTCCATTCGTAGTTCGCGTCGATGTAGCCGGCTTCCCTCATCGCTTCAATCACTGGCGGAATGTCGACTGGAGCGCCAAGCACGTTGTTCCCGGGTCGCCACTTCGGCGTCGCATCTATTCGAGCGACGTAGAAGTCGTTGTGCTTGTGTTGCCATACGTGTTCCATTTCGTGGTACACCGTGTCGCGGACTGATCGAGACGCCGTACCGGACTGCGCCATAACTTCCTCGACGAGTTTGCGGCCGCCATGTCCCCATAGTTTCCCAAGTTGATTCGCCACGATTCCGAAGTCGTTCTGGACTGACGGATTAGTGAGGTAATACTGAATGAAGGCGACCGTCCCGTCCGTCGCCATAGGCATTTTGAACGTGCCGTTCTTCATCGTGTCCCAGATTCCGCCGAACTTCGTCTCGGCGTCTTCTATTCCGCCGACGACTTCCTCGAAGAAGTCGAGTCCGATGTTGTATTTCTTTTTTGCCTCCGCCACGTTGGACGAGACTTTCATGCCCTTCGACTCGAAGTAGCGCCTCACCTCGGCGTACGACTTGAACTTCACTTGTGTCCCGGCCATTGGCTCGAACGGCGACGCGGACGGAGCCGCGATCACTGTCGGAGCGACCACTGGAGCGGCCGGCTTCTGAACGGGGACGGACGGAGTGACTCCCGGGATCGACGGAGTCGGACGCGCTGGAGTCGGACTCACTGATCCGGACGGCTTCGACGCTCCCGTGTAGCGGAAGCCCTTCATGTCGGCGACCACTCCGCACCGGCAGTCCGGGTGCGCCGGCGGCGTCGGATCCTGATAGCCGAACGACTGGCCGCCCTTCGCGAGACACTTATCGCAGGCCTCGGAGAACGCGATCCAGATCCAGCCGGAGATCCCGGCGTCTCGGTAGGTGTTGAGACTGGCGGCGTTGTAGGCGCGGTTCGTCTCGGTAATCGCAATCATGTCGGCGCGGAGTCTGTCCCCGGTGATCTCGGCGATCGAGCGGCCCACGTCGTAGGAAGAGGCTCCAGTGGCGATACCGTTGGCGATCGCGTGAGCGATCCGATCCTTCGTCGTCGCGGCGATCCCCTCGGAGACTTTGAACGCCGAGTCGAGTTGGCGGCGGATTCCGGGGAGTTGACTGGCGGCGATCTCCGGGGAGCCGGGCTTCCATGAGTCCCAGTCGTAGCCACGGACGAACGACGAGAGACTGGCGGAGAGTTTCGCGCCGCCGCCTTCGACCTGTCGAGCGGCCTGTCCCGTGGCGCGGATCATCGCGTCGCCGTACGTCGAGCGGAGAACCTCGGCCAGAATGTCCGGGTCGATCTGGAGATTACGAGCGACGATCTCCTTCGCCATGTGAACGGCGTCCGGATCGGCGGCCTTCGCGAGATCTCCGGCCTCACGGGCCGCGGCCTCAATCCCGGTCACGGAGTCCCGGAGAGCGGCGAGGATTAGAGGCATGTAGTACGCCTCGATCGCGAACTTCGAGTCGAGATCCGGAACTTCTAGGGCTTTCCCTAGAGTCCCGAGTAGAAACCTAAAGGGGTATCTTCGTCTGCGCCTGCGGCCTTCTCACTCACGGAGACAACGCGCTTCGCCCATGAGTACCCGGCGTCGCCGCCCCAAGCGTCCCAAGCCACGCGACCGGGAGACGGGTAGCCGTCTTCCCCGGAGTTGAATCCCTCGGCGTCCTTGTCGGATTGGTGACGATCGAAGTAGGCCTTCATGCGCTTGAGAGTCTCCACCGAGACGCCGGCTCCGCGAGCGAGATCAGAGGCGCGCTTCCGTCCGACGGCGGTGAAACCTGATCCGGCCTTCCCGGCTTCGATCCAGTCGAGAGCGCGTCGAGCGGCGGCCTT